ATTCTCTTGGACTTCCAGAGCCAACGGATCACCCATCCCCACCCGGCGCCCGTGCCGGAGACGACCAGGATGAGAACAGCCTCCAGGCCGAAGTGCCGGAGAATGTAGAGGACGCTGGCACTCAGTACCAGGACCCCGACCACAGACAGCGCGACCATCAGCAGGAGCTGGCGCTTTTTCTTGCTCATCAGTACCTCTGAGGCTCGATGCCGGCAGCTTCGATGGCGGTGTCATAGACACCGGCGCGGTAGTTGAAAACCAGCATCCGCACCATGTCGTGGGACAGGTCAATCACATCGTCGTTCCCGTGCTTGTCGGAGCCGTCGCCGGCGATGATGCCGGCCGTCATCAGGTCATCGACGATGCTTCTGAACTTGCAATCGTCGGGAATGTCTTTGAGCTTCTGGTAGCGAACCATACCTTCTTCATCCTCCTCTTCGTCTTTTTCCTCCAGGCGGGCGTTGACCTCTTCGGCAATCTGCCCGTGGTGCTCGTACAGCCAGTCGCCGGGGCAGGCCTTGGCGGCAAACCACCGGTGTACGGACATATTCTGCCGGTCCACCTGGCCGATCAGGTTCTTGTTGCCCTCCCAGAGCAGCTTCTTGATGCCGTTGCGCTGGCAGATGTCCACCAGCAGGTCGATGAGGGCATTGTAGGCGGCATCGCTGATAGGCCACGGGTCGGCCGCCACGGTGTTGGCCACCTCGATGGTGATAGCTCTCTGGTCGTTCGACCGAGAGGAGGTACACCAGCTCCGGTTGGCCTCATCGACATAGAGGGCGATGCGGCCATCGCTGCCGATGCCGTAGTTGCTGGACGCCTCCCTGCTGCTCTTGGCGAACAGGGCGCCGCAGGTCTCAACCGACAGGTTGCCGGCCATGCAGTGGACGGAGATGGTGTCGATCACATGGGTGCGCTTGCCCGAGTGGTTCGGGCTCAGCTTGGTGTAGCTGACCAGGGCGCTGTTACTCATCTTCACCATCCCCCTTCCCATCCCCGGCGCAGAAGGTGCCCAGGGTGTCCTCGTCCACGACATCGCCGTCCTCGTCGTAGATGTGGCCGGTCTCCGGGTCAACATTCAACACGCCGGTGTAGGGCAGGTCGTCATCAATCTCCTTGTTGTAGTACCGGAAGTTGAGTGCAGGATTTTTTTGTTCATTCATCCGAATCACCCCATCCCATGGTCTCTTTCAGTTTGTCGAATCCGAACATCGCTGCGTACGAAACCATGAAGCCCACCACAACAAAGGCCACAATGATGTACCAGGTGATAGGAACCGCCTTGATTTGGCAGTAGGCGAATCCGGAGGCCAGCGTCAAGGCGATGGCCACCAGAAGCGCCAGGATATTGGTCGGCAGCTTATCCCAGGTTGCCTTTTTCGCAACCTCTACGATAATATTCGTCAGCGCCACGAGGACGCCGATGATGGAAATAATAGTCGCAATTTCCATAGTATCTCCTCTCACTCGTCAAGAAGGGCTTTTACGCCCAACTTGTCCAAAAATTCCTTTTGCTTATGCTTTACGCCGGTGGCATATTCGATGGCGCTGTGCATATCACCGTTGCAGTGTGCGTCCGGAATTCGCTGCACAGCCCTTGCCGTCGCCTCACCAAGAGCAATCGAGGCCCTGGTGCTTTGAATGAGGAGCAGTATCAGCTCCTGCTGATCGCTGTTCCTTTCCTCCTGGTCCTTTTCCTTGCCTTCGATGCGACTTTTCAGCCGCCAGACAATCAGACCCATGATGGCACTCGGAACGCCCATCGCAGCGATAAAGGCAACGACAGCACCCCCGAAGCTGATAGTAATCTCCTGCATCGTTTCCTCCTGAAGATTTGACGGCCCCCAAGAAGGGGGCCGTCGGTTTGGGCATTGCTTACACCTCAACCTCCAGGGCGACGAGGATCTCCTCGACCTGAGTCTTGATGAGGCCGGGAACCTGGTCAAGGGTCTTGAGGCCCTTGACGATCAGGGTGGCATAGACTACCGCCATGACATTCACCTCCCTTCCGAAAAGTAGGTATAAAAGAAGGAGCCGAAGGCTTGTCATAAGCCCTCAGCTCCATTCTCTTCTCCGTTGAGGAGCGCAGCCACCGCATCACGCAGTCGCTCCGGAACGTCCTCCAGCGTTTTCAGTCCCTTGCGGATCAGCTCCGCATAAATTTTTTCCATTACACGCCACCTCCCAAGGCGAGCTCATAAACATCGCACAGCGCAAGCTGTGCATCCGTGACCTGCGCTTCGAGGCTGCTTACCATTTCGAGCAGGCTGTCGCGCTCCTCCTCCAGGGAGGCCACCTTCTCTTTAAGCTTCGGAACGGTATCCGTCTCCGCTTCAAGCAGCTTCGCCTGGGCCAGATACCCCTCAAAGCTGTTGAGGATGTCTTCGGACAATCCGCCGGTATCCTTCAGCTCCAAGTGGTACTCGTCATACTCCCATCCGCTGATGGTGAGGTCTCCCTGTGTTTCCGTGAATTCCTGTGCATTCTCGAAGAAGCGCACCAGGACATATCCCGGCTTTTTAGGCTGCTCCTCCACTGTAAAGGCGTTGCTGGGCTGCACGTCGCCCCTTACTCTCATGTCGCACGACCTCCTTCAGATTTTTGACCCCGATGGGGTCGACGTATTTGACCCTGATGTTGTGGCTGTCACAATGCCGCAGCTGCCCGATCCGGCTCAAAAGCCCGGAGGCCTGCCTGAACGAGATGGGCTTTTGCGCGTCTATGCGTTTCTTCACCCGGCGGCATTGGCGGGCGAAGCGCAGGAAATTCCGTTTGCGCAGAATGATGTGGGTGTGGGAAAAGCGGTAGCCCACAGCGGAAACCATGCGCGGACGGCGGAGCCGCTGCTTCCGTGCATCCATGAGGCTGTGCCTCTTGGCAACGGCAGCGGTAAAAGTCGTCCGATAGATCTGCCAGTTCTCCTTCATGCGCAGGCCGAGCCGCCGCTGCATAAAGGCCTCGATCGACTTCCGGGCCTTATGCAGCTGCTTTTTGTTTGGGCCGCGCAGGGTGATGTTGTCCATGTAGCGGTCCATGTACTTGACCCCGGGCAGGGTCATGATGTAGTGGTCCAGCTCCTCCAGGTAGTAGTTCGCCAGCCATTGGCAGATGTAGTACCCGATAGCCAGGCCGCCGCCGCAGGATTGGAGTACGGCGTAGACCGTCCGCAGGAGCCGCTTGTCCTTGATCTTCCGGGCCAGCGCCCAGATAAGGCGCTTGATCGGAATGCTGGGGTAATAGTGTTTGACGTCCAGCTCGGCGGCGTACTTCGTACCCTCCGGGTCGTCCCGCAGGGTGCGGCGGATATGCTTCTGGACGCGCTTCCCGCCCCGCCCGGGGATGGAGGCACAGGACCAGTGATACATACCTCGCATCAGCACGGGCTTCATGACGGTCACCAGGAGCCAGTGCATCACGCTGTCCGGCCAGAAAGGGACGACCTTGATGATACGCCGCTTCTGGCTGCTGTCGTCGTAGATTTCCCGCTCTTTCGGCGGGGTGGGGACAAAGCTCTCGGACACGATCATCTCATAGGTCTTGTCCACATATTCATCCAGGTTTTTGAGCACCCGGCGCACCTCCCGGCGCTTGCGCTTCCCGCGCGAGGCCTCCAGGATGACGCGGCGAATAAAGCCTTTGTCCTCCATCTTCTCATAGAGGAATCCAATTCTCTTGGGCATTTTCCGATGCTCCTTGTTTGCCTGCAAGGTCTTTCGAGCCGAGGCCTACTAAACCCTGTCCTCCCGGCAATATTTTCACCAAGCGGTGCGGAAAAGCCTGCGCAATGATGACATCGGAAAAACAAGTAGCCGCGCGCCGATGTTGCCGTTCGAGTTCGACGAGGAGTTGTTGGCATTGAAGTAAAAGAGCCCGGCATTCGAGCCATTGCCCCAGTGACCCCCGACCATGAGGACCCGCCACCCGGAGCTCGAGCTCACGTAATCCGGGATGTAGGTAGTCTCGCTGCCTCCATTGGCGTCCGGGAGGAAAGCCCAGGGGAAGGTGTTGCTGAGGCCCAGGTCTTTTATCCATCCAGAGGAGCAGAGGGTGACGCCGGCGGAGGTGTAGTTGCTGGTGGTATCGTCGGCATAGTTGGCCGGATTGGTACAGATGTAGGCAGCCCGGTTGTTGAAGTTGGCGCCGTCGATCCACTCCCAGACGTTACCCCAAGGATTCTCGATGTGCCGGTACTGAACGGCAGTTTTGCCGTCAGTGCCGGACGGGCGGCCGGTGTGGTAGCTCATGCTGTCCGTAGCGCCGGAGTTGATGGCAGAGCTATTGCCGTCAACGTAGCCGCGACCGATCTGCGCCTGGCTGTTCCAGTCGGCAAACTCCACCAGGTAGAGGAGCCAGACCGCATTCCATGCGGCGAAGTCGTGCAGCGACCACTTGCTGCCCTTCCCCTTGGCGCCGGAGCGGAACTGCGACCGGGTCTGATTGACCAATGGCGCAGCGCCGGACTTGGAGGCGTTTCCGCTGACGGTGTTGTAGCGGCCCACGTACTTCCCGGAGCCGGGATGCTTGGTGAAGCCGTCCTTGGCTTTGTTGGCGATGTAGAAGTATCGGTAGTTGCCGCTCTCGACGATCTTAAACCAGAACTCCGGGATATAGACCATCGTGTCGTAGCTGGTGCGGCTGAAGCCGCTCTCCCCCCGCTTGTGGGACACGGCATTGTTGATGATGTTGTATTCCTCCATGCCATTCCACGGAGCGTAGCTGTCGAAGGGGGAGCTGCCGGCGCCGGTCCCGACCGCCGGGGAGGGCTCTGTGGAGATGTCAACGGTGACGTAGTCGTTGGGGTCGTTGCTCTGCGTCAGCCGGGACAGAGCGGTGGAGCTGCTGGACTTGTTCCAGCGGACGCCGAACACCTGGGCAAACTCCACGGAGACATTCACCGTCTTATTGGCCGGGGCGTTGTAGTTGGAGCCAGCCGCGACCTTGACGGTGATGACGGCGGTGCCGGCCGCCTTGCCGGTGACGGTAACGACCGTCCCGCTCACGCTCACCGAAGCCACCCCCGGGGCGTTGGATTCTGCGCTGACCACGCCGTCGCCGGCACGGGTGACGTTGATGGTGCCAGTCTTGGAGCTGTCCGTCAGAGTGAGCGAGGACGTATTGAGGGAAAGGCTGCCCGCGGCCTTTCCGATGCTCCAGCCTACCGTCCGGGCCGACGCGGAACCGTCCGACCACTGGTAATTGGAGGTCGGCGTGAATGTGGCGTTGTAGCTGCCGGCATTGGTGCCAGAGGTGTCCCCGCCCAAGGTCATCTTCGTGGCGTCATACCCCGTCCAGGAGGGGCTCTGCGCCTGGCCGGTATAGGTCAGACTGCCGGTCTGGGATGGGGTCGCGGAGATGGAGGCCCTTCCGATGGTCCACACCACCGACTTGGCCTCGGTCGTCCCATCAGACCAGCGGTAATTGCTCGTCGGGGTGAAGGTGGCGGTGTGGCTGCCGGCAGCGGTCGCGCTCTGCTCCCCGCCGATGGTGAGCTGGGCAGTATTGTAGTTGTTCCAGGTGGGAGTCTGGGCCTCGCCGGTGTAGGTGAGGCTGCCGTTCTGGGTCGGAATGCCGGAAATGGTCGCCCGGTTGATCGTCCAGGTCACTTCCTTGGCCGTGGTGGTGTCATCCGACCACTTGTAGCCCTCCTTCGGGGTAAAGGTGGCCGTATAGGTGCCGGCATTTGTCCCGGTCGTGACGCCGCCCAGCGTCAGCGTCTCGGGGTTGTAGTTGTTCCAGCTGGGGGACTGCTCGCTGCCGGTATAGGTCAGCGTCCCGTTCTGCGTGGGGACGGCGCTGATGGTGTTTACCAGATCGGTCACGGCTTCCAGGGCCGCGTTTGCGGACTCCTGGGCGTTCTGTGCCGCAGTCGCGGCCTGACTCGCTGTGCTGGCCGCGCTGTTTGCGGTGTTGAGCGCGGTGCTGATGGCGGCCTCCACGGTGGTGCCGTCGGTCAGCTTCACCTG